CAGTAACAATATTTTTTCCTGCAATACTAACAGCTCCTCCTTTTAAACAAACAGCAGCAGAAGTAGCATCAGTTAAAGGAAATTTTAATGATTTATCAACATCAATTTCGTTTTGTGTTGGCTTTAAAGCAGTTACTTTAGGTGAAATATCAGTAGTTTGGATAGGATCTTTATCAGCAATAGACTTAATTGCTTGTCTAAACTTAGGATCATTAATATTATCACCTAATTTTTGTACAAATGTAGGATAATTAGTCTTTAAAATATTTTTTAATTCCTGTTCAGCATTTCCTCCCCCAGTTTCTTCTTCAACTTCTTTAATAGCAGTACGTATAAGTTTTTTAAGTTCTGAAAGTTTCATTATTTAACAGATTTTAATTCGTCAATCAATTGATAATACTGTAAAAGAGAAACAATATTTTCATCCTTTACACTTTGTGTTTTATCTAAAGGCTGTAACAAATTAACTACCTCAGCTAATTTAATTTGAGTGGTTTTATCAGCTACTGTAGGAATCAATGTAGTAATTTCCTCAGTAATAGCTTTAAAGTTATTATTAACAAATTCACGTAATTTAGTTGTATTAGTGATATTGTTAATAAATTCTTTTAATGTAAATTTTTGACGATCAGATAAAGTAGCATATTTGCTATTGAATTTCTCTAACAACATGCGATAAGCAAGTATACGAGAACCTTTATCCATATTAGCAAACTCTTCCATTACACGGTCTTTAACACCTTCTTTATTTACCTCTTTACGAGTAATATGCTCAAGTAATGTAATTTTATTATCAATGATTTGCTGTGGTTCAGTAAATTCAAGTGAATTGTGTGACTCAATTAAATTATATACAGCAGCATGCTGCTTATAGTTATTAATTTTAGCCTTAAAAAATTCCTCTAAATCATAATGCTCACGAATATCCTTAATTAAGTTATACTTTTCTTTACGTAAAGCTGTTTTGTTTAAACGCAAAGAAGCCTCAAGCGTTGCGTTGATAAACGTTTCGGCTTTAGCTTCACTTAATGATTTAGGTTGAATTAACGCTTGATATAACTTATATTCTTTAGCTAATTCGGATTTGCCAAAATATTTTCTAACCAATCCGATAGCGGCAGAATCTTTATTAGATACAGTGTCAGATGCAATCTGACGAACCAATAGCTCGAATAGGATACCAGTATTTTTAAATTTGCTATGCTTAATTTTCATAATTAATAGTATGCACTATCTATAAATATGTATTTACTGTATATCCTTGATGTTTTTCTCGTCTAACAGTGATGGTTCTTGATCAGGTCCTACCACGAGCTCTTTGCGAGCTATATTAAATCCTTCAAATAACTTTTTATTACGTTGATACTCAAACATTGCCTTAGGAGTGCCACTACCTTCCTCAGGTTGATTAGCGGTATATAGTGTACCATTTTCACCAGCACCTAATCTATCTTTACCTAATGGGTCTTTTTGTGTATTAACGATAGAGGATCTTTCTTTAGGACGACCTACATCACGTTTTTCATCATATCCTGGAGGTACAGGGCCTTCTTTATCCATTCCTGTTCTACCTTTACCATATAATGAAGCTAAATCATGTGGAGTACCGTATGATTTACCAGTTTTAGCTGGATCATTACCTTCATTTTCAATTTGGGCTAAACGGAATACACGTTTTTTATCTTCAAGTACTAAATCACGATATTCATCATATTGATCTTCACTAAACTGGAATACATTATGGTAAATCCAATCTGAAGGCATTAAATTAGTATCCTGGACTGATTTAGCTAAATCAACTTTTTCCTTCCACAATGCTACTTTTTCTTGTTCGTAAACAATAGATGGAGTAGTTAATGATAATTCAAAGTTAGTTAATGCCTCACCATCATATCCTTGAGTATATAAATGTACTAATGCAATTTTATATAATTCAGATAAAGCAATACGTTGAATACGCTCAACTGTGCGAGCGAAGCGAATATCTTCGGCAGCTAATGTAGCTTTACCTTGTAAATCTTTTTCAAATCCAAAGAATGCTTTAGGTACTTTAAGGGCAGCTAACATCTCATCACGTAGGAATACTACATCTTCAATAGCATTATACTCAAGACCCTTAATAGTATCAATCTTAGTTGCTGAATCATTGCCACGAGTTGGAAGATAAAAATCCTCCATCATATTCATTAAGTTATAACGTAAGTTATATTCACCAGTTTGTTGATCAATGTAAGGTGTTTTTTTCATTTTCTGCATCACCTTCTGCATGTATGCATCTACCTCATGTGGAGGAATGTTACCAACGTTTACACTAAATACACGTTTTTCTGGGGCACGTGTGATACGATGCAATAACATTGCATCTTTCATTAACACATATTGTTTATAAGTTTTACGAGCAGGCTCAATATATGATCTACCATAAGGTAAATAGTTAGCATCAGTTAATAATCTAAAGTGAGCTACTTCATAATTTTCAAATTTAATTTTACCATCTCTATCTTTCACACGTGATACAATACCGCCAGCAGCGATTACCATTGGATCAATACGGAAACATACATAAGATGGATTTTGAGGGTCCATACCTTCTTCACGAACCATATCGTATACTGATAATGGTGTTACATTGTATACACCAAATTTTTCAGCAATTTCCATATGCAAATACCAATCACCGTATTTACACATATTTCTAATCCACATCCATAAATTAAATTCAATATTTAAAACATCATAAAATAAATTATAAAGAATGCGTTGAATATTTTCGTCAGCACTTCTAATTTGTAATACCTCTGCCGATTCATTTTTTAAAGTAGATTCATCAGCAATAATATCAAGTGCTGAGGATATAATTGATTCTGTATCCATTGCCTCATAATCAGTATACAACTGAATACGAAGTGTTTGGTAATTCATCGTTGGGTTATATGGCATATTAGCACCATAGCGATGAAGTTTAGTAAATCTATCTATGAGGGCGTTTGTTTTTACGTTACCATAGGCTTGCATATTGTCTACGTCTACCACCTTTAATTGATTACCACCCACATTGCGGATGATAACATCGGTTGAAAACAGACGCGTTAGCCTAGTAAACAAACCTGGTTTTTGATCTGCCATTATTTTATTTTAATTATACCAATAAATATTTATTACCCTAATATCCATGACACATCTTCAAACCCACCACGCCCATCATTTATCATGTAAGGGTTTCGAATACCACTAGGTAAAGTAGGGGCAGTACTATGTCCTGTTTTAGTTATGTTGGATATCATTGCTCTATTTAAATCCATTCCTTGTTCATAGAAACGCATTGCTGTATCTCTAGTAAACAATCCAATACCTAATGCTATTACTAAGTCATCATTATATCCCACTTGTGCTTGTGCTTTACCATTTTGCCAAATAAATACACGTAATTCTTCTAATAAGCGTTTAGAGTGAAATATAAAGGCTTTTTCTCGAATGTACGACTCCATTTTAGAGATAACAAGAGGTCTTGTTTTAGTTGATGTAGTAAAACCAGGAACCGTTTGATCAGATTCCATTTTAGCCATCCACTTATCTATTTGCATTTCACCATATGCACGAGGTGAATAATATAATTTAGGATATTGTTTTTCAATTATAGTATTAACTACATCCCAACCCACGTTTGCGTTTTCAACCACAAGCAAAGCATTATTATATTCAGTAGCAACAGAAACAAGCATATTGCCAAAGGTTCTAGTGTCGATTTGTGATTTATACTCAGCCACTTGTTCGCACGTTGTAACATCAATAACATGAAACGCAGAGTAGTCTGAACCATCACCGCGAGCAACGTCAGCACTAACAACATAAGACTTAGTATAGTCAGGATACTGAAATATCCAAAAGTCGCCACCCATAAAGCGGCGTTCGATAGGTTCCTGGATGTACGTTTGTTCATAAAATGATAATAAGTCGGGTTCAACAACTGAATTACCTGATCCTAAAAAGTCACAATCATACTCTTGAGCAAATTCACGTGGTGACATATTTATTCTTTCTGTTTGCTCCCACTCCTCATTTCTTTCAGGATGTAAATTCCAAGGTAATTTAATTGCTTTAAAATCGTTTTTACTAATTTCAGCTTCAGTGTATGTTTTATGAAACCAATTACCAATACCATTTGGAGAGGATAAGGCAATAATTCCTCCTCCTGTTGCAATAGTTGGTTTAATACTTGTATAAATTTTATCAATACCCTCAATAAATGCAGCTTCATCTACTAACAATAACGATACTGAATAAGATCGACCTGCATCTGAGGCAGCTGATGTAGCTATTATTCTAGAGTTATTAGCTAGCTGAAATGATAATTTATTATTAGCTAAAGGTTTTTGGTTACCTTTTAACCAAGCAGGTAAATTATCAAACATAAATTGTACCTTTTCAACCATTCCACGAGCAGTTTCTTGTTTAGTAGCTATACATAATATAGTTTTATCTTTATTAAATAACATTAACCATAAAGAATAACCTGCTACTAATGTAGAAATACCTAACTGGCGAGATTTATTTATAATTGAAAAACGATTATTTCTAAATTCATTTAATACATCTTCTTGAAAAGGATATAAATGAAATAATATTCTTCCTTTAAGCGGGTGTTGGATATAACAATATTTTCTAAAGAAATGTATAGGATCTGTGGCGCACTTAATGTACTCAGCCTTGATTATTTCTTTAATTTGGGCTTGTTGACTCATATATATAAATATACAAAAAAAGGCCTAAACTTTCGTTTAGG